GCGAAGACTGCCACCCCTGAGCCATCCTCCACCTTCAAGAAAATGGCCAAGAAGATGGCCAAGAAAGGCAAATGATGTACGGCAAGAAAAGAGTAACGCCGCCGATGCAAAGCCCTGTCCGCCGCCGTCCACGCGTGGGCGACATGAACGAGGCTATGGGCAACCCGATGATGGCGATGCCGGTGACACCTCCAAAGCCTAGCCCACGGCGCCGCAAGTCAGAGGGCCACAACACCACGTTGGGCAAATACGCAAAATAGAGGGCATTATGGCCAAAATGGACGACTACCAGCTATCGAGCATCGTCTCCTCCGAGATTGAGGACTCGCTCAACCATTTCGACAGCGAGTACACGCAAGAGCGTCTACGCGCCATCGACTTTTACCTCGGCGAGCCGCTAGGAAACGAGCAGGCTGGAAAGTCGTCCGTTGTGGACACCACCTTTGCGGATACGGTTGAGACCATCATGCCGAATCTGATGAGGGTGTTCACGTCAAACGATCAATATGTGCGCTTCGCACCGCGCACCGCCGAGGACGTCAAGGGCGCGGAGCAGGCCACGGATATGGCCAACTTTGTGATTAACCACGACAACGCTGGCTACAAGGTGTTGCACACTTGGTTCAAGGACGCGCTGATGTTCCGCCTCGGTGTCGTCAAATACTTCTGGGACGAGACCGAAGAGGTCAACGAGGAGGAGTATAACGGGCTGTCCGAGGACGAGCTTGTGATGCTCCTGAACGACCCAGACGTTGACGTTGTCTCGCAGGAAGAGACTGTCACCGAGACGATGATGGCTGATGACGGCACGCTTGTTCCGCTCGCCAGCACCTATGATTTGAGCGTCAAGGTCACGCGCCGCTCCGGCAAGATCAAGATTATTAACGTGCCGCCCGAAGAGTTTCTGGTCTCCCGCCGTGCCGAGAGCCTAGAGGACGCGCACTTTGTGGCGCACCGCACAACGATGACCGTCTCCGACCTTGTGGCTATGGGCTACGATCAGGAAGAGGTTGAGGCGCACGCAAGCTCCGGCGATCTGGACGTTGACCGCGAGCGCGTGAGCCGCTTCCAAGACCTAGAGGCCGCCACAGGCACCGATCCGGCTGATCCGGCTCTGCGCGAGGTTCTGTACTACGAGTGCATCATGAACATCGACTTTGACGGTGACGGGATCGCTGAGCGCCGCCGCATTTGTGCCATTGGTGACGGCGGCTCTCACATCCTGCACAACGAGCCATTCGATCACATCCCGTTTGCGGTTGTGACGCCGATTATGATGCCGCACCGCCTGATCGGGCGTTCAATATACGACATGACCGAGGACTTGCAGGTCATTAAAACCACGCTGATGCGTCAGTATCTGGACAGCGTCTACTCGTCCAGCATGCCGCGCGTTGCGGCTGTCGAGGGGCAGGTAAATCTCGATGACCTGCTTTCGGCAACCCCGGGCGGTGTGATCCGGGTTCGCCAGCCGGGCATGTTGCAGTCGATTTCAGGCGCGCCAGTGGGCAGTGAGATACGCCCCCTTATGGACTATGTGGACAGCATCAAAGAGAACCGCACGGGCATCTCAGCGGCCTCGCAGGGACTGTCACCCGATGCCTTACAGTCTACCACCGCGTCCGCTGTCGCGGCCACGGTTCGCGGCGCTCAGGTGAAGATGGAAAGCATTGCCCGCACGTTTGCCGAGACCGGCATGAAGTCGCTGTTCAAGGGCATCCTGCACCTGCTGACAAAATACGACAACAAGCCGCGCACCATCCGCCTGCGGAACAACTTTGTGCCGATCAATCCTGCCGAGTGGGATAGCGAGTTTGACGTTGTCGTGCAGGTCGGGCTTGGCACCACTGACGATGAGACAAAGATCGCGTTCCTGACGCAGATTGCGGCGAAGCAAGAGCAGATCATGATGCAGTTAGGGCCGAACAACCCGATTGTGTCTATGGCGCAATATGTCAGCACACTGCGCTCGATTGCGGAGATTGGCGGCTTTAAGGATGCCGACCAGTTCTTTAATTCGCCGGAGATGATCCAGCAACAGATGATGATGCAACAGCAACAGCCTGCCGGACCTGACCCAGAGATCGTGAAGCTGGAGCAGGAGATGGCTCTCAAGCGCGAGCGGATGCAGATGGAAATCCAGCTAGAGCGCGAGAAGATGCAACTTGAGATGGAACTGCGCCGCCAAGAGCTACAGGCTGAGGCGGAGCTTCGCGTTGCCAAGGCCGTCACTGACGCCGAGATATCAACCAACTTGCCGAGGGTTTAGAGATGCCGAGAGGATTTGAGGGCGAAGAGAAAACCCAGCGCGGAATCCGCGAGGATATTCAGCGTATGGAGCGTGCGATGGAAAGTCGCGCACAACAGGCTCTGGACGCCGTCAGGCAGGGTGGCGGAGGCGAAAGACAGGCCGCCGCCGCAGTTATTGAAGGTATCGCAGACGCTCAGGCCGCTGTCGATCAGCGCCGACAGGCCGGTGCCATTGCGTCGCAACAGCAACTACAAAGGGACCTTTCTGAGATACAGCGCCGCCAAGGCCTTGGGTTCATGCCATTCTTGCCAGCGTGGATGCAAGGCGTTGGTCAGTATAACCTCCGCAATCTAGCGACCAGAATGTCAGAGCTTGGCGCCCTTGACCCAACGGCATTGGCATCAGCGCAACAACGCATTATCCGCGATGATATGGGCCGGATCATCGGATACCGTGATGAGCGCGGCATATTAACGGGCCGCGACCCAGAGGCGGAGCGAGCAGAGGCGCTTGCTCGTCAACAGCGGGATGCTGAGCCGCGTTCTATGGTGCCTTTTGCGCCAGCAACGGCGGCGCCTGAATTTGCTCCGGCACCGACAGAATTTCCGTCTCCATATATGTCCGAGCCTCAGACATACGCCAGAATGGGCCTTCTCGATGTAACGCCGACAGGGTTGCTTGACTTTGCGCGGACATATGGCGCGGGCTTCGGAACACCGCAGGATTATGCGGCGGCTAACTTGGCATTCCGTATGGGTTCTGGCACGCGCCCAAGCTACTACCGCCAGCAACCATTTTTGCCAGAATACACACTGTTATAATAGGGATAATAACGTGAATGAGGGACAAGCTAGAGAAAAGATTGAGCGATCTGCAAAGGCAGAGGCGTTACTACGCAATGAGATTTTGCAGGACGGCTTCGCTCATCTGGAGCAACAGTTTATCGCGGCTTGGCGTGGCTCGGCAGTGGCTGACACAGAAAGCCGCGAGCGCCTATATCAACTTTTGCAAAATCTGGATGCCTTAAAGGGGTATTTTCAAAGCGTTATAGAGGATGGTAAATTAGCGCAGATGCACCTTGATGAAATCAAGAGGCAATCCGATTTTAACAATAGACAGAGGTAATTTTCATGTCCGACAACTCGACAGAGACCGGCGAAATTTCAGTATCAGACGCATTAAGCCTTCTAAGCACCCCACCAGAGGACAATGCTGTGGAAGAGCAACCAGAGGCTCAGATTAAGTCTCAACCGCCAGAGACAGAGGCGCTAGAGGAGTCTGCGGGCACGGCTGATGAAGCCCCCGAAGACGACTACGATGACGATGATGTCGATGAAGGCGAAGATGCCTACGAAGAGGATGACGAGGACGAAGACGAAGAGGAACAGCTATACACCGTCAAGATTGACGGTGAGGAACATGCTGTCACCCTTGAAGAGCTTCAGAATGGTTACTCTCGTCAGCAGGCATTTACAAAGCGCTCTATGGAGCTTGCAGAACAGCGCAAAGCCTTTGAGGCTGAGCAGGCTGAGACGCAGGCACTGAGGGACGCCTACAAACAGCAACTTGATGTGTTGCAAAGTCAAATCCAGCAGACAACTCAGCAAGAGCCTGACTGGAGAGCATTGGCCGAGACAATGAGCGAACGCGAATTGTTCTTGTACAAGACCGAATGGGATCAACAGAAAGAGTATCTCAAGCAGGTTGAGGCGGAACAACAGCGGATCGCGGCAGAGCAGTCCAGAGAGCAACAGGCGAAGATGCAGGAGCATCTAGCCCACCAGCGCGAGGACATGCTCAATCGGATACCAGCTTGGCAGAACGAAGATGTCCGCAATGCCGAAAGGCAGGAGGTCATCAAGTACGCCCAGCGGCGTATCGGGTTCAGTGAGGAGGAGATTGCCAACGCGTCTGACGCGCGGGCCATCGAACTGCTCTACAAGGCGTGGCAATGGGACAACCTTCAGGAGAAGAAACCTGTCGCCAAAAAACGCACCCGAAAAGCCCCGAAGATGGCCAAGGCAGGCAAGCCAACGACCAAGAGGCAGGTTGCATCCAAGCAACGGCAACAATCGTTTGACCGCCTCGCGAAAGAGGGAAGCGTTGATGCCGCAGTTAACTACTTGATGGGCAGATGACCCGAAGGAACTAGAAAATGACAACATTCGCTACTAGCGCCGCCGTAGGTGAGCGCGAACAGCTCGCCGATGTAATTTATCGCATCGATCCTGCTGAAACGCCTTTTTTCTCAAACGTGAAGAAAGAAACATCAAACGGTATCTTTACCGAGTGGCAGACACAGGAACTCGCTTCTGCGTCAACCACCAACTACGTCAATGAAGGCGCGGCTATTTCTACAGCGGCGGCTACACCAACCGTTCGTCTGGGCAACTACCACCAGATCAGCGTCAAGTCATTCGCAACATCTGGCACTCTGGATGCTGTCGATACGGCTGGCCGGGAACGTGAGCATAATTATCAGAAGGTGTTGAAGGCACTTGAGCTTCGTCGCGATATCGAGAAGGCCATCACGGACACCAACGTGGCCCGCTCTGGCTCAGACCCACGCAAGTCTGCGTCTCTGATGACTTGGATGACCAACGGCTCTGTCGGTGGCGGTGCTGGTGCGTTCGCAACTGGTGACGGCACAGACACCGTCACGAACGGCGATGACCGGGCCTTGACACTCGCCCTCATTGAGGACGGGATGCAGGATGCGTGGACCGATGGCGGAAACCCATCAATGATGCTGGCTTCTGCCACCAACCGCGCTAACTTCTCTGACCTGTCAGCATCTGGAAACCTCGTTTCTAACGATGTGAACATGACAGCCGCCAAAGAGGTTGCTTACGTTGGTTCGACTTCTGTGTTCCTCACAGACTTCGGCACCGTTGAGGCGACCCCATCACGCTTCATGTCCAACGACAAGATGTTCCTGATCGACCCTGAGTTTGCATCACTCTGCACACTCAACGGACGGAACTTCCAAGAGAAGGATATGGGTGACACAGGTGACTCACAGGCCACAATGCTCATCACTGAGTGGGCGCTGAAGGTTCTGGCACCAAAGGCACACGCAGGTATCTTCGACCTGTCAGGTTCCTAAGACTATCTGAGGGGGCGGGCGACTGCCCCCTCTCTTCTTTGAGGGAAACAGATGAAGCGCTATCTTTACACCGACCCGCGCACAAAGAAGGAAGTGACGATGGAACAGGCCAGTGACGGCTCCACCATCATCCACCAGAAACAGCGGTTTGATGATCTCATTAAGATCAACCGGCACATGTCCGGTGATTACTCAAAGGGGCAGATGATCGGCAACACTCAGCGGCACATGCAACATGTGGCTGAAATTCCGAATGTCGTGTATAATCACCTCTTACAGACGCTAGGCCCACCGCGTGAAAATCCAAAGGCGTGGAAGGCTTGGCTGAACGACCACCAGAACAGAGATTTTAGGACAGGCGGCGGCACACTATGAGCATCAGCACCTACAGCGAGCTAAAGACGTCTATCGCCAACTTTCTGGCGCGTGACGACCTGACCACGCAGATTCCTAATTTCATCCAGCTCGCTGAGGCGCGGATTAGCCGAGAGCTTGAGACGCGGGAGCAGGAAAAGCGAGCCACGGCGTCTTTGGAGGTTGGCGATGAGTACATTGCGCTCCCCACAGATTTGCGGGAGGTGCGCGAGGTAAAGCTCAACACCAACCCGATCACGGTTCTGGAATACCAAAGCCCGCACGGCTTGGACAAAAGCTACAGTAGCACCGGCAATGGCAGGCCAAGAGCCTACAGCGTTGTCGGGCTTGAGATGAAGATGCGCCCCGTGCCGGATACGGCATACACTGCCGAGATTGTATATATTGGCAGTCTGGGCGCACTGTCTGACGTAAACACGCCAATCACGTTCACGCGCCACCCAGACCTGTATCTTTACGGCGCACTGACGGAGGCGTACACATATCTGCTCGATGAGGCGCGTGCAACGCAGTATGACGCGAAATTCTCTCGCATCATCGAAGAGATTAAAATTGACGAGGAGCGGTCTCATTACGGCGTTGGGTCGCTCGCCATTCGGTCCGATTATCAACGCCAACAAGCATCGGCGGAGAGCTAAACTATGTCTGCAATGTCCGACTATCTTGAGAACGAGATTCTCGACCACATCCTTGGGACCGGCTCGTACACTATGCCATCGGCAGTTTACATCGGCCTGTCCACCGGCTCCTTTGGAGACGACAACAGCGGCACCGAGCTTAGCGGCTCAGGATACGCCCGCGTAGCCGCAACATTCAACGCGGCGGCTTCGGGAACGGCTGACAACGCCTCGGCTGTCCAGTTTGCGGCGGCTACAGGCTCTTGGGGCAGTGTCTCGCACTTCGGGATTTTTGATGCGTCAACAGGCGGCAATCTGCTGATCCACGGCGCGTTTACGACTGCAAAGACAATCGCGTCAGGCGACATCCTGAAGATTGATGCGGGTGATCTCGACATCACCGCCGACTAAGGGGTTGCACCGTGGCAACACTTGAGCAACTAGACAACTGGGGGTCGATGGACAGCATCGACTCCTTTGGCACGTTGGAGCAGTTAGACAATCTGACCCTGCAACAGCCAAACGCGTCTGTCTCTTTTGTCGCGACAACTTCAGCCTCTGTTAAGCGCATATTAGCCTTCGCCGCCGCTGTAACCGGCGCGGCGTCTGTGGCCGCAAACGCGTCCTTTATTGCACGCTTTGCGGCGTCAGTGTCAGCCGCCGTCACAACGTCAGCGGCTGTCCTGCGTATTCGATCATTCGATGCGAGCGCGGCAATCGCGTCTACAACGTCAGGCGCGTTTTATCGCATGCGCGGCATGTTGTCTGCGGTTAGCGCCGCAGTAACGGCAACCAGCGAAAACGCGGTTACGTTTGTTATGTCTTCAGAAGTCAGCGCGTCTGTGACGCAGTCAACACGCGCCAAGGTTCTTGGCGAAGAGTGGACAGAGACAGCCGTTGGATCAGAGACTTGGTCAGATATTGCGCGTGGCAGTGAGGTGTGGACAACGGCCACAACCGGCAGTGAGAGGTGGGCAATAAAATGATTCCTTTTGGAGAATGGCTTCCGGATCAGGCTGACTTGCTCAACGCTGGCGTTACTGTGGCGACAAACGTGTTGCCCGCCGCCAACGGTTATCACTCTATGAACAGCTTTGTGCCTTATAGCAACGCGGCCACCGACACCATCAAAGGCATCTTCGCCTCAAAAGACAAGGACAGCAACACCAAGCTATTCGCTGGGGACGCCACAAAGCTATATTTGCACGCGTCTGCTGACAATGACTTAGACGACATCAGCAAGGTTGGCGGCTACACGTTGACCGACTTCGAGCGTTGGCGGTTTGTGCAGTTTGGGGATGATGTAATAGCCGCAGGTGGCGTTGGTGAGGCGCCGCAAGTTTTTGACGTTGAATCTTCTACTGTATTTGCCGATCTTGGCGGCACACCTCCGAAGGCTGACTTTATCGCCGTGGTTCGTGACTTTGTGTGGCTCGCCAACGTGGACACAGGGTCTGGCCGCGTGCCGTATCAATGCTATTGGTCTGGGTTTAACGACCCAACAAGCTGGACCGCTGGCGTTGACCAAAGCGATTTCCAGAACCTCCCGGATGCAGGCGCCATCACCGGGCTCGTTGGCGGCGAATATGCGACCATCCTGACAGAGCGCGCCATCTTCCGAGCCACCTACACAGGCCCGCCATTGATCTGGCAGTTTGATAAGGTTGTGTCTGAGCGCGGATGTGCGTTTAAGGAATCAGTCTGTAATGTCGGCAACTTAGTATTTTTCCTCGCCAATGACGGCTTCTATGCGTTTGACGGTCAGCGAGCCACGCCAATTGGCTCGGAGAAGGTCAACGAGTTCTTCTTGCAGGATTTCGACTCTAACTATGACTATCGGATGAGCGCGTCTGTTGACCCCATCAATGAAGTGGCGATGTGGTCATACACGTCCACGCAGTCGCCGTCAGGTCAGCCGGACAAGATCATCATGTACAATTACGTCCTCAACAAGTGGTCTCTGGCCGAGGTTGAGGCGGACTTGCTTGCGCCTATTTTCTCTTCTGGCTACACGGTTGACGCGTTGGACAACCTCTCGGCCACTGTTGACGGCCTGAGCATCCAGCTAGACAGCCGGTTCTTTAAGGGCGGCCAGTACACCTTCGGCGGCGCATACGGCAACAAGATTTACACCTTTTCGGGCGCACCGCTGACGGCGACTATCGAGACGTCAGAGGTGCCGGTGTCTATGGGCAAGAACTCCATCGTCACGCGCATTTACCCGTATTACGAGGACGGCACTGTCACGATGGCGATTGGCACCAGAAACACCCAAGCGAGCCAGCCTGTATTCACCAGCGCCGCCTCACCCAATGACGCGGGCTTCATACCGTTTCGCTCTCAGGGGCGCTACCACAGGGCGCGGATGACGCTGTCCGGCGGATGGTCTAAGGCGTTGGGCATCGATATCGAGGCGCGGGAGATCGGGCGGAGATGACAACCGAACAGCGCACAACCAACTTTCGCAGGCTGAACCCCGTCACCGCCACCACCCGCGAGATCGCCGAGGTGCTTAACCGCACGATTGACGGCGGATTGAACAGTGTCGGGTATGTGACGCTTCCGGCGCACACAACACAGACAACGGTGAGTGAGCCGAGATATTCGGTGTCGAGCTTGGTGTTTTTTACGGGCGTGGACCACGACCCTTGGCACCACAACCCATATATCGACAGCTCAAGCACTGATGGGACTATGGTAATCAATTACAGCAATCAGGGACATGATGCACCATTCGCCTACCTTATTATCGGCTGACAACAGGGCCGCGCATGAATGGGATCGCTGTAAGCGTTGGATTTCTGATGCGCTTGAGTACGCTGGCGGCTCGCACACTATGGATGATGTGGCTGAGGCAGTCTGGTCTGGGAAAGCACAATTCTTTCCTTTGGAAAAGTCTGCTATAATCACAGAAATCGTTGACTACCCGCAAAAGGCTATGTGCCGCATCTGGTTAGCGGGCGGTGATCTGGATGAATTGATGGATGCGGAAATATCTATTGCTCATTGGGCAAAAATACACGGATGTGACGGTATGGAGATCGTGGGCCGTAAGGGCTGGTCTCGACAACTCAAAGACTACCGCGAGAGCGCGGTTGTACTGACAAGGAACTTTAGCGATGAGTAAAGGCGGCGGAACAACACGGCAGGTGACGCAGACCCTGACGGACCCAACCACGGCACCGTTCAAGGAGTTTGGATTAGGTGAGGCACGGCGTCTATATGAGGCGGGACCACAGCAATACTACCCCGGCCAAACCGTTGTCGGGTTCTCGCCTGAATCGCAAGCCGCTCTGGCTGGCATCCGACAGCAGGCGATAACCGGCTCCCCGTTCATCGGTGCCGTTCAGGACGTTGTGATGCAGAACCTGATGGGGACCAACCCGCTACAGTCTGCCGCGTTCCGCCCCGCCATTGAGGCGGCAGAGGCGCAGGCCGCTAAGGCGGGGCGCTACGGCTCCGGCTACCAGCAGGCGGCTGTCGCTGAGGCGCTGGCGCCGTATGCTTATCAAGCTCAGCAGGCGGCAATCCAACAAGCCCCTGCGGTTCGCCAATTTGGGTTCGCTGACCTTGAGACGTTGGCGGGCGTGGGTGCCGCAAGAGAGGCTCAGGCTCAGGCAGAACTCACCGCCGACATCGAGCGCTTCCAGTTTGAACAGCAGGCACCGCAGGCGGCGTTGGCTAACTACCTCGCCGCTGTTCAGGGTGGCGAGCTTGGCAGGCAAGAGATCAAGCCGGTTTACAGGCAACCTGCTCTCAGCGCCCTTGGCGGCGCCCTTACCGGCGCTAAAATTGGCGGGATGATGACGCCACAAGGCACGGCTGTTAGCCCAATGTACGCCCTTGGCGGCGGCCTGCTCGGCGCATTTGGCGCATAGGAGAAATAGATGTCTAACGGTGACTTCGGCAGACTAGAGTTTTTAAGGCGCTTAGGGCGGTTGCCGTCACAGGCGCAGATGGTGCAACAGCCATCGATGGGACCGGCTCGCGTCCCGCCTTCAATCGTGCGCCAGCCCACCGCCCCTACCCTGTCCCCAAGCATGCAGAGGCTCGCGGATTTGAACGCGGCTCGATATGTTGCTGGCGTCCCCTCGCCATACCGTATGCCATCACCTGCGGCACAGCCCGCCGTTGCTGGCGGCCCACAACTGCCGCCGCCTCCAACGCAGATGGCCCGCCCCGCTGGCCTGACGCCGATGGACAGGGCTGGCCTCGCCGCTGGCATTGCGGGCTTGCAATACGCTGGGCCACAGACTCAGCCAACATCATTCGCTCAGGGTCTGGGCGTTATGG